AAGCTCAAGCAATTAATGTATAGGATAATAAAGGAGAAAGATTTATGTTAATAAAAGAAGCAAAAAAAATTACAGACAGTTTAACAAGAACCTCTAAGATGCCTGGCCTGAGTTACAGCCTGCCAGCGTGGGCATGTCAAACTGGCGCGAAGCTCAGGAAGATTCCAACCAGCCCTTGCTTTGGTTGCTACGCCATGAAAAATAATTATACACGTTACCCAGCAATCAAGGAAGCTCAATATAGAAGGCTTGACGCTATCAATCACCCGCAATGGGTGGAGGCAATGGTAACACAAATTAAACGTCAAAAATGGTTTAGATGGCATGACGCCGGAGACCTTCAGTCTAAAGAGCATATGCAAAAAATTATAGAAATCTGTAAACTTACACCTGATACCAAACACTGGTTACCAACTCAAGAACGTCAGTACCTGCCAGCTCCTGAAGAGGTTCCTGAAAATTTAATTATAAGACTGTCAGCTGCTAAGGTTGACGGGACCGCTGGCAACGCCTGGACGCATTCATCAACCGTGGTGACTGATGGAAAACCCAGCTGCCCGGCTCCTACTCAAGGCGGCCAGTGTCTGGACTGCAGAGCTTGCTGGAATAAAGATATAAAAAATGTTAGTTATGGCAAACACTAAAAAAATTAAAAGAGGAGACTTGTTGCCGTGGTTCCTGGAGGATCACTCGAAGCTGCCGGCCTGGTACCTGAAAGACTGCGAAGAGTTTTTTAAATGGTTGAAGCTGGATCACAAGCAAAGACAAAAATTAAATTAATGACACACGTATTTAAACATCCAAAATTTTACAGAATCCCTAGGGATAAATCGGATCAGGCCATTAGCAAAAGACAGCCGACGGGTGAGTCAGAGCGTGCGACCTGGTCCGGGCCACAAGCTTCAAGCGACAAGCCAGCAAGCAACAAGCAACAAGCGGGTGAGGCTCAAGCCTCAAGCTACAAACGCTCAAGCCACAAGTAACAAGCCTCAAGCCCCTGGGCGCAAGGCTCAAGCTTCAAGCCACAAGCGTCAAGCTCCATGATACTTTTACCTTCATAAAGTTTTACAAGGTTAAGGGAGACTGCCTTGGCTAAGATAAAACTGTTGTTTGGATGTTTCATGTGAAACGCAAATTGATGGGGTGAGAAGCGTACCTTGTTTGTCTTTGTAGCTTTTAACTCCAATGTAAAAAAGTGCCCACGAGAATTATAACCCAATAGATCGGGAGTACCAAAAGAGCCAGTGTTTTCAATCCTAGTCCACGATATTTTAGGTGTAAATGCTTTAAGTTCATGCCATAGTTTCCGTTCAGGTTTGACTGACATTTTTAATACTACAGCTTCTTAATGACTTTGCCCATTTTCCAAGTTTCAGGAGTAATTGTAAATACCAATCGATGAGATTCTCTTACTCCTACTAATTTATTTTGCAAGAGTTTTACACCATCAATGTCATAAAAATCTCCATTGGGTAACACAACTTGCACTCTAGCTTCTTGAGCAGCGGGTGATGTAGTAAATTTATCTACGATCTGTTTTAATAACTTTCCAGTAAACATAATTTATCTTCCAACTATCATATTTAAAGTTACCCTTTGCCAATTGTATGTCTCAGAAATTGGATCCTCCCCTGTGTGATATTCTTTAGAATCAAAGACTACAGCACTACCAGGTTTAAATTTAAACTCTTCTCCGTCTACATAAAAAGATCCTCTCCAACCAGTTTTCCAAACTGGAGTTATAAAAAATAAAATAGAATGAGTATTCTCCTCTCCATCAGGATGCAGATAGTGTAAAGGCGACCCTGTCGTTGTAGATAAAAACCACATTCGTTTAAGTTTTGTATGCATTCCAATATTTTTTTGTTCTAATGCTTTAATCATTCTATACACTAAAGTTTGTCCCCAAAAGTAAAGCGGATAATTTAATATAGTTCCATCATTATGCTTAACTAAAAACTTAGCACCACCAGCAAATTTTTTATTGGAAGAATGTTCAATATAATCTGAAAAAGTAGCAACAGACCAGGTGGAGGCACCTATTATTTCATTATATACAAAATACAGTTCTTTCTCTGATAATATGTCATCTAATAATATTGTTTTCATTTATAACTTTCCAGTAAACATGGGTTGATTTATAGTTTAAGTTGTATTAAATATCAAGTATGAAAAAAGAAAAATGGGATGGCAGATCAAGACCCACAAACAGTAAATACAAAGAAGAATGGAACAGGATATTCAATGGGAGTACCAAAGAAACTAACAGAAAAACAAATGAAGTTCGCTCACGAGATAGTAACGAACGAAGGCAGGAAGACAGCAACTGAGTGTGCTGTTGATGCAGGGTTTGAATCAGAGTTTGCTAGACAGTATGCAAGTAAACTTCAGAATCCAAAACTATATCCGTTAGTTGTAAAATATATAGGTGAACTAAGAGAAGAGTGGCAAAAAAAATATGAAGTCACTTATGATAGACACATATCAGAATTAGGTAAAATAAGACAGCAGGCTCTTAATAAAGGAGCATGGTCAGCTGCAGTTAACGCTGAAGTAGCGAGAGGGAAAGCGGCTGGTTTATATATTGAGCAGAAGATAATACGTACTGGAAAATTAGAAGACCTAACAACAGAAGAATTAGAGAACAGGATGAAACAAATAATTGATGACTACTCACCAATCCTAGAAGACGTGCCATTTGAAGAAATAAAAGAAAAATTAAATAAAGGTAAAAGCCCACAAACCAATGGGCATCAACAAGAAACATCTAATGAATCTTCGTTATCTTCTTTACACAAGAAGTCGGGAAAACAGAGCGCTCAGAAAAATTAATAGAGCCATCGTCATCAATGTCATAACCAGCAAAGATCCTTACAGTTTCTTTATCCTTACTAAACAGCCAGCCTTCACTTACAGGTGTAGCTAGTTTCATATTCTTAAACTCACGTTCAGAACCCCAGCCACCTTCAGTGATGATATCAATCCAATCGATACGTACACGTTTGTATGGAAACTTAACCTGTTGTTTTACAGTTTTAGGTTTAGTGTAAGTATTAATGTTTCTAGATTTCTTTGCCATGTCTAAACCATAGAGTTTTTATTTTGAAAAACAAGTTTTTAAAAAAAGTGAAAAAGGTTTCTTCGCGCAGGGAATTTGTAACACCTTGTAACACCTTGAAACACATTGTAACAGCATTGTAACAGCACTTTATTTAATAATATCAACAGTTTAAAGCCATTGTCACATTGTAACGCCCTCTCTACGCTGAAAAAAATATTTAATATCATTTTCAAATTTAAACTACTAAGGGTCCCTTGGTCCCTGATGCCTGGTTCTTGTAATATAGGTCAACTCTTCTTAACCATTCGAACATAAAACCTTGAAATTCCTTACCAGATGACACGTATTTTAGAATAGAACCATTCTTCACACTAATTAGAATCACTCCAGAATTAATGTTTGAGCCATACACATAGTTATGAGCCACGGCATAAGCCGCAGTCTGTATAAAATAATCATCAATCCATTCACGTTTTTTGTATTTATTAGACTGTTTAAAATCCATTATGGCCTCTTTACCTTCATAGACTCCAGCGATGTCACACGCCCCCGCATATAGTCCAGGGTAGTACATCATCATTTCCATGCCCCACACCTCATCTATGGAGTTCTTAAAGCCACTATCAATCAAATTTTGAGCCATGGTGCCTGCCTCTTGGCCAAGGTCTGTCATATCCATATGACCCTCACCTTTTATGTAGCCTTCAAGAATACGGTGCATAATCGTACCTCTAGCTGCTGCATTGTCTCTAATCTTATCTGCCTCAATTTCGCCAACTTTCTGCCTCCATCTCGCCAAACTTTCTTCTTTCTCAGGTGTACGAGTCTTGCCTAGTATAGTCGTAACACTCGGTAACTTCTCGCCATTGACTGAATATTTACGTCCATCGGGTCCATCAACCCGTTTTGGGTCTTTGTAGTCGTATTTCTTATTCCATTTAATCTCATGACCTATGTTATGAAATTCTTTTATGTCTTTATCATTCATCATCTTATTCCTAACTCTTTAGCTACTTTATATTCGGTTAGGTCTACCACATTTTCACGTCCTTCGGTAGTATAATGTTCAATTACTTGTTGTATCTTAGGTAGCTTTGTATGTGCCCAAGGCCAGATTAAGCAACACACATAAAAAGCATCTCTGAATGTACAACGCCATCTGTATTGTTTTAAATATGGCGTACCATCAACCCGTTTACCCTTACGCGGCTTGTCAGTTAAAGTACCAACTCCTAAGACTTCATGAACCCAAATCAAAACAGAGCGATCTGTCATGGTTATTTCCATAGATAAACGTAAACTGTTTGACATTCTGTATCCAGGTTTACCTTTGTGTTTTTTCTTTTTTTCCATACCTCTTCGCATGTGAATTGATCCTTCACCATCAAAGAGGCCGGCAATATAAGCCTTGTCTGTATCAGGTATCATATACTTACTACCACCATTAAAGTTAAAAGCATTAGAACTACTATTATTTTTTCTCCAAACATATTTTTGTATCTCCCATTTCTATGGTTTTAAAACCAAAGTAAGTTAAGACATGAGCGATAACACTTGTTTCCATCTTATCTGTATCATCAATAACTATTCTAGTATGAGGCGCTGAACGATTAGCAAACCACACAGCTTCAGTGATTACATCCTTAGTCATGTGGGGCCCATCTAAGTACACAAACGCATAAGTCTTTTCATTCCATGCAGGATGACACATAAACATTGTGTCAGTCATGTTAGCGAGCGTAAATTTACCAGCGTTTCTGTATTCATACATATCTTTCAACATAGTATCTCTCATCTCATCAGTGTAATCTGCTGAAAAAGAACCCCTGAAAAATTCAGGCCAACCTTGTGTAAAAGTTCGATCATGGTGTTGATATTTTAATTCACCATATGGATCAATTCCAACATGCATGTAGTTATTTTTTACATTGTCCATGATAAGTTTAGAGCCATAACCTTGACGTACGCCTATCTCACAACTGTAATGACCTCTACAATCAAAGTCTTTAGCCCACTTTGTAAGGAGTTCATACTCCTTACCATCACCCTTTATTGTCATTCTTCATCCTCTTCATTCTTCTCATTTCTGAATGCAATTCTTGCATGTTAAACTGACTACAGTTAAGTACAAAATAAGCCAGCTCATCTCTCATAGATTTTTGTTGTTCATGTGCTTTTGCTTTGTTTTTACTTATTACTTCAAAGTGTTCATCTCTTAACTCTGCCATCTTGTTCCTTTCTAAAGTATCGGGTTGCTTTCATTCTTATGTACTCATGATCAAAGCCGGCAAATGTACATACCGCCTTAAAATCTGCGTTAGGTTCAGTAAACCATCTACGAGCTGAGTCATTATAATTTCTATAAGACATCCCGTAAGATTTAAAACCTTTACCTAGTGCATCTTCAAGAGCAACGATCAATACATTTCTCCACAAAGATTTAACTGGGTCCTTATGTTCTCCTTCTATGTTAAGCGCTTTTAGACTTGAGTTTTCCATTAAGCTTCTTAACTTTCTCTTCAACTAACATTCTTATTACTTGTGCTCTAGACAGAGTGACCCCTGGTGCCAGAACCTTTGCTAACTTATCGATGTTACCATAACAGGTATGATCGACAGCTAGACTTTTATATTTACTTATATCAGTCATTAGTATATCCTTTCGTTATTATATATAATCATATAGGATTATTATATTTATTTACAAGGTTGTCAATGAAATTTTTTTTAACAATATTCGTATGTTCAGTAGTTAATCAAAACTGTGCTGAAGTTCCACCAACAAAGCATGATTATAAACGTCTATATAGTAGTCATTATGAATGTGTACAGAAAGGACTCGGTGAGTCTTACTCTATCTTGTATGACGGCGAGCTTTTTGCACAACCTGTAGTGGAGGCTTTAGAATTATATCCAAAGTTTCATTGTGTGAAGGTTGAAAATTATCAAGAGAGCGAACCAGCCGAAACCACTCCTCCCGTAACGCAAGATCTTTAGTTTTATTATATCTTCTACTTAGCTCGTCTGCCTTGACGGTTATATTTCTTATGATGTGTTCTTTCATTTTTATTTAAATTTTTTTTATGACGTCGAGGACGTTTCTTAGGTTTATCTCTTGTCTCGAATGATTTAAATTTTTTCGCCATTTTGTTTTATAAATTCTTTATCTCTTTCATTTAGTTTTAAGTATCTTATACTACCATTAATGTGTTGTCTAGTATCTGCTCCACAATTAACACATCTATAATACTCTGAAACTATTGCTACTAGTATTGTCTTTTCTTGACACTCTTCACATAAACCCTGAACAGTATCTATATTACTAAATGTTTTAAATTTATTATCCAATGACTTTACCACCCTTCCATTTCATATCTGGTAAGCCTTCAGTGTATCGTTTACCATCAAAAGTAAGAACTTGTTTTCTATTTGAACCTGATTCATGATAAGATATGTGGACCCAGCCCCCTGCTGGATCATCTTTATCAAAAAATTCCATAATTAATTGATCAAAATCTACGTTATTTTGTAACCAGTAAGCTGTCTGAATGTTGGGCACGCCAAAGATCTCTAGGTCGACGGCCTGGCCCTTCGCGTGCTGCGAAGTCTTTTTGCTGCCGATCGCTTCACACAACGCCTCGCTCCGGTATCCGCTGGTGATAGTCACTGGCTTGTCAAAGTGTGCACGTAGTGGTTCTAAAATTTCATAACAAAGATCACCTAGACTTTTAATCTCACCGGATCCTGGAGTATTGTCTATACCCTTACGTGTGGCCGTCATACTTTTGGTCATCTCTTTTAAAGTGAAGTGTTTACTGAGCTGCATTTATTCTATAATTTTTTTGATTGCTTTAGATCCGTCTATATTAGATTCTAATTCTGCTTTTACTTTTCCACATTTATACTCAATATTATCATTTGCTGAACGTTCTGCAACCCTCTTACCTTTTAGGCAATCTGACATTGCAGGCTGTATTCTATGTTCTGTGAGTTCCCCTGCTATAAACATACAAAGAGCTACTACGCTACTGATGACCGTTTCCATTTTGCCTTACCTTATCTTTTAATTCTTCAACATCATTTAATGTTTTTTCTAATTGTGCTTTTAAAAATTCTATATTAACTTTGTTCGTCATATTTTGTTCTTGAGTTATCTCTAACTTCTCTGTTGTCTTATACAAATCTTCTATCAACATGTATTGTTCCTGGTCCGTAGGCAATTGTTCTGATTTTTTAAGTAAGTCAGCTTGAAATAACTCTCTTGATGTCTCCAGACTTGTCAGCCTTTCCATAATCTCGGTATATGCGAACACGCCAGCTACAACGCCTGCGATTATCATGAGCATGTTCTTAACAGGCATGCTTACAGATGTATTTTCAGATATCTTCATGTTGGTCCTCCACACAAAGCCAAAGTAACTAACATTACTATTAGTAAACCTGTAAAATAATAATTCATCCTCTGGTACTCCATAATTATCTAGTCCAAAAAAATATTCTTCTCCACCAAGAGTTTCTTGGTGCTGGATTCAAACTGCAATCACAGTGAGCACATTTGTTAATACCTTCGTGAACATGACGTCTTAACATGTGTCCACATAAATCACACATTTTTGGTTGCGGTGGTTGTTTAATCATGTTTCTTTTCCTCAATCTCGTAGAAAAATTTATCTGTGTCTTCAGTTTGCCATTTACCAGTGTCTTCTACATTCCACTCGTTTGTTTGCACCTTCCAATCAGGAATATTATTTTTAACCGTAAATGAAGGTAAGTCCCAGATACATCTATTGTTTGGCTGGGCAGCATAATTGCCATCATTCAAGGCTATTATGTGAGCACACTTATGTTCGTGTGGTATTTCTGAATGATCAGTGTCGATTATATTACCATTAGGATGGGCCCAGTCAACTGTAAATAGATAGGACCCATGATGCCATTTTTTATCTTTACCAATATATTTTCCGGAAGCCGAGCTTAGAATATTCCAATTAGTAACAGCAGGATAATAACTAAAAGAATTCCAAAGTTCCAGTTCATCAAGTCTCTTGGATGGAACGTCTTCCGGTTTATAACCACGTTGAATAAAAGCCGTAATTGGGAGACGATAAAAGACTGCGCCATTTTCCATAAGTGCATGCCATAAGATAGCGCGACCCCCCAAAGAGCTAAGACCAAAGATAATACAGTCTTCAACTTCTCCATGATGTTTTTTAAGGTCATATAAATACTCCTTTTTTATTTGCGCATATTGTACAGGAATATTTGCATTTAAGTAAGCCATAATTTCTCCTCATTTTATTGTACCCCAATTCGGTCCAGATTCATAGTCAACCTTATTGGGAATTTGTAATGTAACTGCTTTTTCCATTATTCTTATAATGTCCTTGGAGTTATCTTTTTCTCCAAGAGGAATAGATATATCAAGTTCATCATGTATCTGTATATGTGGGGTGATGCCTTGCTTATATAGTTCTAACATAGCTTTTTTTGTCATGTCAGCCGCTGATCCTTGTATAAGTTTATTTAATGCTTTGTATGTAAAAGCTCTACGATGACCATTCTCATGCCAATAGTTTGTTTTAGGATTACCATCTTTGTCTTTAATAACTTTTCCTTCGTCATCTAATTCATGTGGTCCCATCGCTTGAAGTTCTAACATTCTTTCATGATCTTGTGCAGGGACAAATGTTCCCCAATTACTACCTTTGAGTATAGGTTCGTATTTTGGAAATCTACATTTTCTATTTAAAATAGTTTTAATCCTGCCATTATCTTGAGCAGCACTCATTAATTGATTTGTTAATTGTTTTACAAATGGAACTTTACCATGATAGGTATCAAATAATTCTTTAGCTTTGTCTTTAGATACACCAAGCTCTGCTTCTAGTTTAGCTTTACCCATTCCATAAAACAAACCTAAGTTAATTACTTTAGCTTGACCTCTTGGAATTTTAGCCATGTCAGCAACAGTCTGGTGAAAGTCTGCTTTTGGATCATTGTCATATGCATCAGCAATTTTATTAACTGAGGCTAATCCAAATCTTAATGCGTACTCTGTAACTAATCTTGGTTCCTGTTGTGAGTAGTCAAACGTACCCCACTTGCAACCTTCTTCAGGTAAGAATAAACTTCTTATCAAAGGTCCTGTGTTTGGATCCTTAGCTGGAATTTGTTGTAGATTAGGATTAGAATAACTAAACCTACCTGTAACTGTGCCTCCATCATCAGATCTAATTTGATTTATCTCTGCATGAATTCTACCATTATGTTCGTGTCTTAAAATTGTATCAATGAATGTTGTATTAACCTTGTTTATTTTTCTAGCTTCTGCTATCATTTTAATTACAGGATGCTCATGATTAGAAAGGAAATTTTTTGTAAATGAAGGTGCACCAGTTTTTACAGTTTTTTCAAAAGGTAGTTTCAAATGTTCAAAGACTTTTTGAATACTACGTGCAGCCCATATTTGAGTTTCTACTCCTGTCTCTATTTTTACTTGGTGGATTAATCTTTCTTCTTGTGTTGTTAATTCCTTTTTTAATTGATTGGCTCTTGTCACGTCTACCCTCACCCCTAGGAAACGCATATCAACTAGGCAAGGAAAAAGATCAGTCTCTAAATTAAATATATCTTCACAGTCTTCTTCTATCAATAATTTTTTTACATATTGCCAAAGTTTAAAAGTTAGTTCAGCATCTTTTTCAGCATAAGCTCCTACTTCACTTGCAGGTAATTTCCACATCTCTGCTTTTGGATCAAGTCCTCTAGATTTAGCTGCTTCATTTAAAGCTTTTTCATTCTTACCTTCGTTTAAATAAAACCATGACAATGCATTTAATGTATATGCAAATCTATTCTCATCTAAAACTGAACATGCAATCATAGTATCTACGATTAAACCATTGATTTTTATACCTAAATTACGTATCCAACATACGTCATACATTGCATTATGAAATATTTTTGTAGCTGGACATTCACAAATATCTTTAAACCATTCTAAAGTTTTAGCTCTATTCATGTTAGGTCCTTCACCATGTGCTATGGGAAAATACCATTTGTCATTAAACGTAGCAACAGCAATACCAACAACTTCACCTACACCTGTAACTGCACCAGATCCTTTTGATTTTAAATTAGGATCACGTGTTTCTAAGTCAATTGATATCTCATCATAACTTCTTAGATCAGGATATTCTGTAGGCTGCACCCATTCTGTTTGTGTTAGGTATTTAGGTATCTTCATTTTTTCTTTTTGTCTTTCATTGTTTTAATTTCTAATTGACAGTAATGAATTATCTTTTCTAAATCTTGTATTCCCGCTTTGTTTAAATAACGACAAACATATTTTACAACACATCCTTGAAAGAAAGATAAACCATTCTTTGAAATAAATTCATAGGGTTGAATGGTAAAGTCTTTGTAGTGGGATCCTCCAATTTGCTTGTCTTGTGGAAATATATTATCCCAATCATCTTTATGCGTCATAGTTTGCTTCTCTTTTTTCATATAATTTTTTTAAATTTTTTAAAAACCCTTCTTCCCACACCCAGAATCTATAAGTGTATGATTCCATATTACCTGGCACACCAACCCAAGTAACGTGTCGATCTTTTTTAAGCCATGATCTAGGCACCCACATTTCAACAGGATCCAAAAACTTTTTAAATTTTTTGTACACTTTATTATATTTTGTACTTTTAACTTTATTTACTTTTATCAAAACAGCTTTCG